GGAGTATGGATTTGACCCGGCTATCGAAGACTATCACAAGCAACCTAAGGTTGTGAAGTCTTTCCAAAAACGCGAGGCATATGCCAAAGTTACTTATCCTCGTAACATTTCCACTGTCCCAACTGACCATACGTTACGGTTGTCTGGGTTTGCTTATTCTTTTAAGCAATCAGTGTTGAAGAATGTTCCTTGGTATATGCCCTGTCGCAGCCCTGCAAAAATCAGTCACGACCTTCTCAAGTTTGTCTCTGTCCAGAAGTTCATACTTGAAACAGATTTTAGCAAGTTTGACGGATCCATTAGCGAGTGGTTGCGTGTGAATGTTGAGTTCGCATGTTACCTGGGATGGGTGTCCCCTGAACATAAGGTGGAGTTGCATGATTTATTGCACTCGGAGATTAACCCATTCGCGCGGACGCGCCGCGGCATAATTTATAATGCCGGCGGGTCGCGGTTGTCAGGTGGCCCAACGACCACGGATGGCAACTGCTTGATTAATGCGTTTGTGAATTTTGTCGCTAACCGTCTAGCTGGTGACAGCATTAAGGTCGCGTTTGACAAGATCGGAGTCATCTATGGAGATGATGGCGTTATTGTTGCTCAAGAAGCTCTGATCACACGAGTCACCCAGGAGTTAGGGTTTCAACCTCCTAAGGTGATAGTGCGACGCCCTCACGATATGGTAACGTTCCTTGGACGTGTTTACCTTGATCCTTGGGTATCTGACGAATCAGTTCAGGACCCAAAACGCACACTGTCGAAGATACATGTCACTTTGACAAATGAGTCCCAGCTTCCCTTGGGGCTCGCGGCAATAAACAGAACGGGCAGTTATTTAGTAACTGATTCGACTACGCCCATATTAGCGGAGTGGTGTCGAGCGATCCAACGTATTTACGGTGAATCGGTCGGCGCCTGGCGACGACAGCCCACAGACAAGAACAAGCTTGCTGAGATGACACGTCATTTATACAACGACCGGACTTATATGTCTACGGTTGTTGGTGATGTAAATGACAGTTGGCCTCAGCTGCCCCCTGGTCACCACTTAGCCGTTGAGGCAGTGGCGCAGTCCCTGGGGGTAACTTGTTCGGAAGTGATGGAGTTTGATTCCAAACTCAAGGATGTGAATACCCTTGAGCAACTTCAAGAGCTTGGTACTGTCGATGCTGATCATCAGGTAGTCAAGGTTGAAGTCTCCGCCATTGTTAATGGCGAATTGATGCATCCTCCCTCCGCCCCCGTAAGCAACGAAGAACCCATTGTTATGCCCATTAATGACATCTCAAACCCCAACCCAGTGTGTAGCCCTGTTAGCCCAAATCACTCGACTCCAAGCCCAAATAGCGACGGTCAAAGCCCACCACCATCTGTCCCTGCTCCGCCTCAAGTCGCAACAGCAGCTTCTTCAGCTGCAAGCGTCCTTAGTGGCGATGTTGCAGGATTTAAATTCCCACGAGATGGAATCTACGAGGTGTTCGTCGAACATGGACGAATTGTCGATGGATTCGGCCCAGGTGGTCGCCTCCGAGTCCCTGGAGTCAACCGTAGCCCAAAGCGTTCTCAATACGCCACAGGCTACTACTCAAACAGGGAGTATAAGCAGACGTACCCTGCTAACAACAAGTCCAAGTCCAAGCCCACGATGACCAAGACTGTGGTTGATGTTGTTGTCACCCCGAAGGTGGCGTTGCAACAGGCACCCAGTCCTTCAGAGCCTAGGAAGTCAAGAAGACAACGGCTCCGTGAGCGTCAGAGCGCAATCAAGCAAGCGCAACAAGTAAACCC